ATCATGTGCATAGCCAAAACGACCTTGTTCACCTTGATAAATCGCCCAGTCAACGCCTTGGTCACCTTTTGCAGCAAATGTACTAACTGGCGCTAAAAAAAACAGGCCTAACAATAATGTTACTAACAGTTTCTTTTTCATCTATTTGTCTCCTTTTCTATCTGATAATCCAGGCGTTGTATGGTCTGTCACAATTCCTAAAATAGTTAATACAACAAACACTGCATTGATAACATCTAGCAATTGCTGATTAATCACATCAATTTGAAATTTATACCCAAAAGGAACTGCAACTACTTGAATCAGTAACAAAACTGCAGGAATAAGAGACAACCAGAATTGTTTGTTTTTTATTCTTGATTTCCAATCAATCATTTTTATTTCCTCCAATTCCTCGAAAGAGGGTTTTATTTTGTTCTTCCAATCGACTAATGCGCACCTCATGGTTATTTAATCGGTCAACAGCTTGTTTTAGTTCTTTCATGCTATCCTCTAATTGAGAGAAGACATGATAGAATTTCATTAATGCGAAGATAATTCCGCCTAAAAATGTAATCAGCGCTAACCATTGTTCTAGTGTTAAATTCATCCTGCACCTACTTTCTACTTACAATAAAAACCGCCTAGCTTTTGCTAAACGGTTTTCCTGTCATTTTAGTAAATTCCTCTTCTGTAATACAACTAGGTACAAATTCTGCGACCTGTTCAGGAGTAAACAGCCCCCAGTCAAACATTAGCTTAATGTCATCGTATGAATACATTATTCTGCACCTCCGATTTGTTCTTTAATAGCGTCAATTTCTTTTGTATTTTGAAGTGAAGTAAGCATTGTTTTAGAATTGATTTGTGCTAGTAATTCTGCTTTAGCAGCAAGTTCTTCGTTTGCTTGTTTTAACTCACTATTTGAAACTTCTAAGCCATTAGCAAGATTTTCTAACAAATTCAATTTTTTTGTATAATCCTGTGTCACTGCTTCTTCCCATTTCTGTTCTGAAAAGTTATAGAATTGGGATTGTTCATTCACCAAATTTTCTAGTGGTTTCTCCTCTACAAATGGCAAGGCTACAACATAATCATCTTGAACTTCGAAAATTTGAAATCCTACTGGGTAGATTACTTTATATATTTTTTTCATTTTATTATCCACTCCTATTTACGACGCATAACGCCGATTTCTCTAAAAACAATTTTTTTATTTGCTTCATTTAATGTGTTTGCAGTATCTCCTGTAATCACTAAAGATGTACCAGATTTAGAAATAGATATTTTTTTATACGCCATTGTTGGGTCTGCTGAAGCAGAACCTACCCATGCAACTGCTGGTAATTCGTATTTTAATTTCGTGATATTTGGAGTAACTGGTATTGAGTGAACAATACCGCCACTGTTATCGTTGTAACGCGAGAATATCAAAACAATTTCATCTACATTGCTGCTGTTTGAAATTGTTACTGATTGAGATTCTGTCAAATAAGCACCAGTGCCATCCCAGTAGTCTTTCACCACCTCATAGGTTGGTTTTGCATTAACTGATACAGATTTCCCACCAATTTGGATTCCATCTTGAAAATTCTTTGTCCCTAAAACAGTCTCATTTCCAACGGCCTTTACTAATTTTCCTTCCACGCCGTCAATAGCATCTGCATGTGTTTTCATATACTTTACAACACCATTTTCTTTTAGCTGAACGATATCTGCCATTACGCTTCACCTACCTTTTCAAATGTAAAAACTGGTAATGCATCCAATTTTGCTTTATCCGTTTTAGACATTAAACCGTCTTTTTCAGAAGTGGCATTGCTAGGAAGCGTTGGAATAACAGTTGTGTCTGGCAGTGCTTTTACATCAGAAGCAGTTAAAATAACTTCACCTGTATGACCATTTACAGACGAGACAGTGCCTGCCTCAGCACCACTAATTTTTCCATCAACAAATTCATTTAATCCAACAACGCCAGCTGTACTAGTTTGTACATCAATAGCTACGCCGTCTTTTTTCACTACATATAAATCAGGCATTTATTTCTTCATCTCCTTTTACTTTTTCAAACTCAACACCAGAACCACCTAGTTTTCCAGCTTCATAATCAGCTATGATTTTTAAAATTTTGTCATACTCCTGTTTCGAAATCATAATCCCATCGATAGGTAAATCTAAGTCTGCACGCGTAATAATTACTGCGCCTGTATGTCCATTTACTGAAGATACTTTTGAATTACCAGCCATTATCTCTGTTAATCCAAGGATTGCCGATACGTGTGTCATAGGAAAAAACTGACGTTTAATACCATTTTCATCAGTTTCCATCATTCTTTTAGCATCAACCATTGTCTACACCTTCAATCGTAAAAACAATTTGTTTCGGATCATCAACTGTCGCTATAATTAGTGCCCCTTCTTCAATTGGGTAATTGACTGTTCCTACCACTTCAACTTCATGATTCTTAGAAAATGAATTATCCTCTAAAATTTCTAGCGTGTTTATATTACCGTATTTGATGGTGTATAGTCGTTCCTCTAACCGATGATACAAATAATCCATATCAGCCAATAAACGCTCTGAAAGTGAATTGTGGCGCACTCCTTGTATATCTACACGTGCATCCATTAGTTCGGCTAGCATTGTTCCGCCTGGATCAACAGTTTTTAAAATATCTTTGATTGATTCGAACCATGAAGTGAAATCTGTTTTTTGCGCATCTCGCCACGCTTCGAACTCTTCTTTTCTAGCATTCATCCAATCAGTAAAATCACCCTTATTTTCGTTGATAAAAGCGTTCATGTCCGCGATTAAATCTTCAATGGACTGCCAATAAGAACCCATTTCACCTTCTGTTTTCGAAGCAGCATTCACTACAAAGTAAGAAAAGTTTTGCGTTGCACCAATCAGGTTATCACCTTTATGAATACTGAAATATGCTTCTTGTCTGTGTAACGACTGCATAGAATATTCATCAAAGGTATACTGAATAATCCCTTTTTTGGCATTCACAATTTTTGCTGAACGTTGAATCGGATATTTATTATCAATAACCGATTCAAAAAAAACTTCGCAACCTGTTAAATCAAGTGGCAAAGCATTTTCAACTAGTATGGCTTCTAAGACTTCTGTGTTTCGATTTCCTTGTCGTACATTCTGAATCCCAATGTAATTGTAAGGTTCAGTTGTACTTAGCGTTGCTTGCCATTTAACCATTGAAAAATCCTCCTTTCGTTATTTTGGTGGAATAACAATCGATTGAATAGAATTAGCAAAATATAATCGGTCATATTTTGCGACAATTTGCCCTTGCTCGGCATTCTGTTCTATGGTTTGGATACGTCCGTTATTTAAGCCGTAAATCACGCCCGTGTGACCATATGTTGGGTCTACTGTCCAACCTGTTCCCCATTGGCCACCTCGTCTAATATTGACGATTGCTCCTACCACTAAATCTTGATACGTTGGATTTTGGATTACTCGCCAACCTACCGCATTCCAATCATATGCTTCACCAATATCTGCAGCAGATGATGTATCACCAATTACATGTGAAAAGCCATAAATTGTTCCTGCACCTAAACCACAGCCGCCCATAAAACCAGAATATTCGGCTGGAACGGCATAACATTGCCCATTACCAAGCCATTTGCCCATTAAGGTCTCCAAATGTTCTATGCCAGCTTTTCCTGTTGCAGTAGAAGCTTTCAAATCTTTGAATTTGTCATACCATACTTGTGCATAGGTTTGTCTTTCTGGATGTGCTGCAGCTGGACGTTCAAAGTTTAATTCAAACGCATAAGCAGCTGTTTTAGACGAGCTGACAACTTTAAATTCATCAACTGTTAATGGACTTACTTGTCCTAACCATTGCCCATTGAACATACACCAATTAATTAATTGAGCTTGGGCTAATGACGTCCTATAGTCTTGTTTGATACCTGCAGCTGCGATTAAGCGTTGTACATATTCTCGGCCATTCCAAGTTGGTGCGCCTACCAATGGATATGCTGAACCGTCCCATTGAACCCATCCGTAAGCTGGACCGCCTATTTGTTCGGTATCTGGGTTCATACTTGGACCAACTTCTCCTTGTACATTTCCAAGGATACCTGCAGCAGCTGCTTTGCTGTATCCGTTAGCTAATAGGTAACTCCATAAGTCCCAAGCAAATTTATCTGCATCGCTTGTAACTTCTGATGGATAACCACCTGTACCAGCTCCAGAACCACCACCACCATTTTGACCAGGGATAACTTCTTTGCCATTTAAAAATAACTTTTTAGCGTGAATCGTACTATCCTGACCATCTATTCCAATAAAATAAAAATCATTTCCCAAATGAAATTGCTGTCCCCCTGCAATAGCTATTCCAGTACCTTTTTTATTAGAAAAACCAATAACGTTGGTCTTTGGATCATCACCAGTTATGAGAAGTGAGTTACCATCTTTTATAACTGGATTTCCGTTTTCATCTCTTAAATCAGGAAAAGGATTTCCTTTCGTACCAATTGTCCCAATATGACTAGAGCCATTCCAAAATTCCATCCCTTTTTTAGTCAATTCCATGATTTTTTTCTTATTGTTCCAAATTTGCAAAGCACCAGCTACTAATTTTAGTACATCGCCTGTTGCATTATTAAAGCTTGTTTGTAAAACATTCGCGTTAATAATGCCCACTTTAATAAAATCAGCAACGATTTCTCCCTTAGAAGTCATAGCAAGTTCGAACGGACCACTCACGCCGTTGGAGGAATAACCCAAACCATTTAAGTTCCAGCGCCACACACGTTTTGCAG